GGTCAGGATCTGGAAGCAGATCAAAGTCAAATTGAATCATTAGATTCTCCTAGTTGTACGTGGAAGGGCACGATCCATTATATAGGCTAGTCATAATCAGGATCAACGGGTTCTGGTGGTTTCTCGATAACATATCTACCGAAAGCCAACCTAGCTTTTTTAAGCTTAGGGAAAGGTACTACAGGCCAATCTGGATTAATCCAGGTTGATTTCTTACGAGGAGAGCAAGAGGTATTAATTATAAAGAAACGTTCGCGAGGTACCCCCGCCTGTTTGCGAGCCTTATTAATATGCTGCCACAGGTAAAGGCCGTCCTCGTCTTCAGGAGGGCTCTCGTATACAGCTTCTGGGGTACAGAAGCCGTCTTTTTCTTCGGTATAGTAATAAACTTTAACAGGCATAAACCTATTATAGACTATACCTTATGCAACGTCAAGTGTTCCTTCGTCAGAAACGGGCTTTTTCTTAGGTTTTTTTACCGTTCTCTTATCAACATCGATGTTATCTACCTGTTTTCTCATCATTTCTACTAAAGAATTCGCGAATTCCTCGTTACCTTCAGAATGTGCTATCAGCATATCAATATCAATGTTTTCCATTAACTTGTACTTAGTTGCTTGTTGTTTTTTTTCTTTCTGAATCCGTCTTACAAATGCAAAGAAAGTAATTTGCGTAAAGTAGGCAAATGGGTTCATACCCCGCTCGGGGTCAAACTTAATAACTGCTGTAAGACAATTTTCGATACCATCTGATATCATATCATCTTTATAGGTGTAGTTAATAAAATTGGCTTTATATGAGAGGTGGGTAGCTATCTTGAGAAAGCACTCCCCAATATATTCCGTTACTCTCGGTCTCTCTTCACCCTTAGCAGCTGCATCCAAAACCAGCTTACGATACTCAACTAAAGCTTCGAAAAACTTTTTATTGTCTACATAATGTGCAGGTGCTTTTTTTTCAGTGATAGGTCCTATCGGAACCACTTCTCCAACTATCATTATCATCCTCCTCGGTGATTTCATTTCCTTCAATATCGATATCACCTAAAAGTGCTTCATCAATATCTTCTTCAGTAGCCATTGCAAAACTATCGTACTCTATTATAAATTGTTTATACTGAGATTCGGCTTTCTCTAACACATTTGTTGCAATTATAACGTTACGAGCCGGAATTCTCAAAACTTCTTTTGCAGACATTTTAAGCCATGGTTGCATAATATAGGACTCAATAACTCCACCAGCATAGGGCATTTTCATCGAATGAATTTCTACAGGCTCTGAAACTTCAATATACTTATTATCAGTCAGATCCACACACTCATCTTCAGTAGAGACAATTAAATTTTCTCCACTGGTTAACTTTATAAACTTACAGTACATTTAGAGATACCTTTACTAGATTGTAGTCAAAGTGCTCATCATTATAGGTTTTGATTCTCTCGATCATATGCAATAATGTATAATTTTTTCTTGTTTTCCAAGTCAGATCATCACCAATGTCGTATAAATTACAATGCGTCTTTGCATCACCTTTTCTTAACCCTCTACCTACTGATTGTAAGTTTCTAATTCTTGATTTAGTTGGTGATGCAAATACAATATTATGAAGATTCCTAATATTTATGCCTGTAGAAAAAGTACCATAGGATGCAACAATAATAGCATCATTCTCTTGTTCGGTAATTCGTCTGATATCTTCTCTATCAGCAGTCTCCGTACCACCGAAAACAAAGAATACTTTTCTATCTCCGGCTTTAGCCTTAATCATATCAAAGAGTATTTGACCATGCTTCTCAACATATTGAAATAGCACTAACGAGTTACCTGTTTGACTGAGAGCAAGATTACGTATAAATTTATTTCTAGGTTCATATCCACAAAGAAAAGTCATCTCATCGGGGTACTTATTATCCTTGCAAGCTTTCTTAACATCATCAGGGTATTGAAGTACCAGACCAAAGATCTTTAACTCTGCAAGCTGATCATTGTCCATCAACTGCTTGGTAGATGTTACCTTGTATACAGAACCAAATAGACCTTCTAGTACTAACTTATGAGTCTTTGTACCATCTAACGTACCAGTCGTACCAATACGATAAGGTGTATTAACCATCTTATGCATGATACCAGTCAAAGATTTAGCTTTAAATGTATGCGCCTCATCTCCATACACAACCTGATAGTTCTCAAAGAACTTCTTAGGTAACTCGTAAATAGATTGCCAAGTAGAAATTACTATTGGTAATAGGTTCTCTTTAGAATGGCCTGCGTATATACGCGAACAGTTTTCTGATGACTTCCATCCATTATTTTGTGAATAGGATTGAAAATCTGCATACATTTGCTCTACTAAAGAGGTTGTAGGGACCAGGATAAGTTGGCGCCTTCCAAACTTTTCATTCCAACGCAATAGACAGTAGATGATAAGTGACTTACCGGAACCCGTAGGGGACAGAAGAAGACGTCTTCCATCGGTAATTGCTCTATAAACCGCATCGAGTTGATAATCTCTGATGGATTCGCCACCGGGCAATGATAGGTTAAGTTCATTAATAAAATCTCTTACAAGTTCTAATGTTACGGAATCAGCTTGATCAATATACTCGCTATAATCAATTGTGTATTGATTAACCTCGGCAAAATGCTCCAAATAACTTTTAAGACCAACATATAACTCTTTCGTAAACATAGAGAAGAGTCTGATCTTACCATCCCATATTTTATTACGAAAGAGTGGGTGAAACTTAGCCCCAGGGGCATCAAAAGAAAAGTGATCTACCAGCTCTTGCGCAATAGAGGGATCTGATTGTACTGTTAAGTATACTTCATTTTTCTTTTTGATTGCTATATCGGCCATTACATCATACCGTTAGTAAACTTAGCCCACTCAATACTTGATTTAATATCCCAGGTACGAGAGTTAAGTGATCTGATTATTTGCTCTAGCGTATAGATAGTAGTTTTAAAATATTCTATCTTATCTTGCAACTCAATCAACTTATTATCACATTCAAGTAATTCATCCATTTCGTTCTTCAATGGCTTGTTACCTTGATATTGAGACCAGCCCTCATCTTCTAATTCCTGCTTAGTCATTTCACCCCTGAAGTATTTGTACTTCATACGTCTGGTGTTAAGATACTCTGACTCCGCCTTACGGAGCTGGAGTTTGGTGGTAGACATCACAGTAATATATTTGGAGTGTAGAATAGGGACCCGGGCAGCTTCGTGCCCTAGGTTCGTTTCATTAATAGGAGCGTCCTTGGACCACTCCTCTGTCAGTTCACTCAATTTCATAATATAGGTAATGTAACTTTATTCAGGTAGATCTAAAGTAACAATGTCTTTTCTTTCTTCTTCAGGGGGAGGGCCAAAGTTAATAATAGCCTCAGGGTTGCCTTGGAAGCAGAAATGACCGTAATGGTTTAAGGAGATAGAAGGGTCAAGCCAAACATCACCACCAAGTTCTTGCCAACGACGGCAGAACGTATAGTCTTCAGACAGATAACGACGGTCAATAGGGTCGATCATCGTATCAAACAATGCATAGAAATGATCTTTCAGATCGGCATTGTTGATGTTAACATCATTGTTATACTTAAGTTCAGGATATGCTTTAATCATCTTAAGGATAGCTTCACGGCTAATCATCATGAAGCCTGTACCTGCATCATGTAATTTAACCAACCCGTTCTCGACACCAATTGTCTTGGTCTCTTTATCAACAAACTTAAAGTTAATAGCATAGTCTGAACCAAAAGCAGCAATCTCACGATCAGTTATTTGCTTATCTTTGTTAGCAGGGTCTGTTAAGTTACTACGAATTCGGTCCCATGCAACACCTTTTTTAGGGTATGCACCTACGACTACATCTTTCTTATGCGCGTATAGTTTCAAAACATCTTCTGTCTGAAATTCAATATCGGCATCGATAAACATAAGATGGGTATAATCAGATGCAAGAAAGTATGCTACTAATACATTACGGGCACGAGTAACTAAGGACTCGTTAGCAATAGTACCAAAAGCGAGAGGGATTTGATGACCGTTAAAGAATGTCATCATCTTAATAACTGAACGAAAGTAGGGTTCATTTAGCTGACCACCATAGCATGGTGTAGCGATAAAGAATTTATTTTTACGAATCTCATCAACGGAAAGTTGAACTTGCTTAGTTGCCATAATTTAGCTCCAAAAAAGAATTATAATACTTCAATATCAAATAGTTTATATTTAAAAGAAGCGATACCAACGAAATAATCAACCGAGGAAGAAGTAATTTCAAAATCAAGAGCTTCTACTGAAACAGGAAAAACATCTCTAAAATTAATATTCGTCTTCGGTACATTATTACTATCCAATATAGTTAATGTTGCATCTGAGTAAGCTACCGCCATCGGGGCTCCACGAGCATCTTTAACAAAAGGAAACCTATTTAACCGTTCACCAGTAAAATTTCTATATTGATTATAGTCGTTTGGAAAGCCAAGTGCAACTAACCATTCGTATAATTCAATATAATTTGACATGTCTTCGGTAATTAAAAACCGAATTGTAAAGTCTCCAAATAGATTCTTGTCTCCCACATGCGGAATATCAAGAAACGGAGTAGGTTGGGTTGTAAACCCTAATGATAACGATGGGAGATTAGCCGACTGGCATGTAAACGCTACGCTTGGTAAGTTCTTAATTAAAAACCTAAAAGCGTTCGGTCTAAGAAAGTTAGTAACCGGTGTAGTCGTTATGCTACTAACTTCGTTTAATACTGTTGAAAGATTGGCTGTAAACATTATTGTTTCCTTTACAATATTTATAACGAAAAAAAGGGAGCTGTTTAGGCTCCCTTTT